TTTAATGTCTCCAGCAAGGTTTTCATTTATGTAAAAGTCATGCGTTTCTTTTGATGAATTTATTTTAGATAGTTCTTTTTTTATTTTGTTTAATTTTTTTAAAATTTGGCTCAATGTTTCTTTAGTATCTTTCTTATCTAAAGATAAATACGTACTCTCTATACTATTTTCTCCAGTTAAAATTTTATTTAAAGCTTCTAACTCATAATTGGAAAGAGGAGCAATATTATCTAAAAAAGGTATAGGTTCCCAGCCCATTAATATTTCAGGGTTTATTTCTAAAGCTTTAGCAAAAAGCGGGATTTTTGAAAAAGGAATGTCAGATAATCCTAATTCTATTTTATTGATAGATGATCTTGACTTATACCCTAATCTAGCCGCCAGTTCTTCTTGAGATAGGCCCAATTCTTCTCTTCTCTTCTTTATAATATCGGCAGTATTCATAAGATACCTCCTTTTTTATTTTTTTATTTATATTTTATGATTGAATTATAACAATAAGTAGAAAAAAAATCAACTAAAAATATAAAAAAAAATAAAAATATGTAGAAAAAAAGTTGACAAAATAAAAAAGAGATGATACTATTAATTTGTAGAAAATAAATCTACAAAAAGGAGGTGGAGTTATGTCTCAAAAAAATAAAAATACTAATCCAGTAGACTATAAGAAATTAAGAGACTATATAGAAAATAGTGGATTGAAATATACTTTTATAGCTAAGCAAATAGGGTTAAAGTCAGCTCAAAGTTTACAAAGAAAAATAAATGGGAGATTTGACTTTAAGCTATCCGAAGTGAAGCTCTTAATAAATGTACTGGGTCTAAGTTGGGAAAAAGACTTAAAAAAGATTAAAGAAATTTTTTTGTCTAATCAGTAGAAAATTTTTCTACAAAATAAAAGATGAAATATTTTTAAGTGAATAAAAGGAGGACACATATATGAACAAAAATTATGAAGACGAATTAGAAAATGAAGAACTAGAAGAAGATGAAATGGCTAATGATGGCAGAACAGATGATGAATATGCAAATGGATATCGTAGAGAAGGTTATACATGTGCTGATTGCATCTATTCTGATTGTGATGGTAATCAACTATGTAGTTTATTTGAGCCTTGGTAAAGGAGGAATATGGAAGAAATAAAAAATATATCAATAACAGATAATGATGGGAATTTAATAGCGAATATAGCTATAAAGTGGGAAACAAAGGAAATAGAAGTTATTTCTGATAAAGAGTATAAAGTTGTAGAAACTAATGAGGTATCTGATAAAAGAAATTAATTAACCAAGATTATTTCCAGTTTTACCATCAGGATTAGAAGCAGGAGTTTTAACTCCGTTGATTTTTCTTACATGGTAATCACTATAATTACCTTTCTCAATTTCTTTCACAAATTGAGTACGAGTCATAGTTTTACCAGTTGAATTATCTTTAAATGTTTCATTTCTACCAGTTGAAGATTCTTTAACTACTGAAACTTTTTTACTCATATTATCACCTACATATAAATTACAGATACCTCAATTAATTATATGTATTTTGATTAAAAGAGTAAAGAGAAAAAAAAGAAGGGAGATAAATTAATGGAAGATTTATATTTTAAAAGTGAGACTACAAGAATAATATTTGGACTTGTAGAACTAAATGAGAAACAACAAATGGATTTTTTGGGAATAAACATAAATCATTATCTTGATAAGAAAAAGGCTAGACAATGGTTCCTAGAAACAAAAGAAAAATTAAAAAACATATTTCATCCAAAATTGTTTGTTGCATTAGAAAACTTGGAAAAACTTTATAAAGGAATGATTTAAAAAAAATAAAAAGGAGAAGTGTAAATGGGGGAAATGAATATTACTTATACTTATGAAGAATTGAATAGAGAAAAATCGCTTTTATTACTAACTAATTTCGTAAGAGAAATGCTATTACAGAACGCAAATGAACACAAAATATATGAGGAGGGAGAATGCTTATCTGTAAGTGAAGTACAGGATCTATATGAAGATAAATTAGCAGGTATAGATGCTGAAAGTTATGACAAATTAATAGCAACTATTATGGGCGATATTAGAGATAAAATTTTATAGAAGATAAGGAGGAATAAATGCATTGTAAAGTATTTGAAGAAAATAAACATAAACTAAGTAAATTAAATTTACCTAAAACTATAACTTTAAAAGAAGCAACAGAAATATTAGAAAAAATATTAGAACAAGAAAAGGAGACTAACAATGTTAATTAAAGAAAATTACAGTGAGGCAAACTTTAGGGAAATAATAAAATATAAGATTGAATGGATACTTAAAACTATAAGGGACTATATCAATTATCCTTTTAAACTTTTAAAAAACTAGATGTAGGAGGTTCTCTTATGGAAGAAAAAATGATGTTGACAATGCCAGAAACTGCTAAATTGACAAATATCGGTGTTGCAAAATTAAAACAAATAGCAAGAGAATATTCTGATTTTCCTTGTGTAAAAATAGGAGTTAAACACTTAGTAATCAAAGAAAAACTTTCTGACTGGTTTGAGAAGCACAAGGGAGAGGAGTTATGAAAAAATTAGCAATAGTTTTAGCAGCAATATTAGTTATAAACAAAAAAACATCTGAACCAGGCAACCAAACCAAATCAGATGTTTTGAATAAAAGTAAATAGATAATTCTATTTGCTTGAATTGTACTACAAATATTAGAAAAATTCAAGGAGGAAAAATGGAAAATAACAAAAATCTACTAACTGAAACACTTAATCTATTAGAAAAGAAGAATAAAACTTGGGAAGATGTTACAGATATATTTGTAATAGGGAAGTACAACATTGGGAAAGAAAAATTTTATAAATTAGCAGGAGCAGCTAATTATAACTGGAATAGAGATGAAATAAATGAAAAGCTAATAATAAAAGGAGCAGATTTTATTATTAATGTAAATTATGCTGATGGGTTCAGAACTTATTTAGATTTTATAGATTTAAAAGTTCCAGAAATAACAAAAAATGAACCAGTGTTCTTTACTTGGTTTGAACATAAACACATAGCGGATTAAAGGTGATGTAGATGTTAAAAGCAAAATTTATAGACAAAATACTAGAAGTTATGCAAGAAGAAGCAAACAGAATTTGGATAGATAATAAAGAAGTTACTGTTTATTTTAAGGGTAGCAAAGATGTAGAAGGAAATGCTGAAATACTTAAACATATCTATACTTTAAAGTTAAATGAAGCAGTTGGAGAATACAGAATAAGAATAGATTATGAATTTAAAAACATTGAAATTCATAAAGGTACTAAGTTTGTATGCCTAAGAAACTTCAATAGCTGCAATGGAAAAATTTGGACTACTATTTTAGAAAATATTGAAAAAGATAAGGTGAAAAATAATGAAAATAAAAGTTAACCAATTTTACAGTAATGTAGACTGCCCTCGTGAGTTTATTTGTGCTCATTGCGGAACACATGTCTATGTTACAGATATAAAAGATAAAAGAGTAAAATACTGCTCTGCTACTTGTGAAAAGCAGTATTGGAGAGATAAGAGCAAAGCAGATGCTGCTTATAAAAAGAGAAGCAGAGAAAAAACAATAGGTATGAGAAATTATAGTGCTAGAGGTATGGCAATAAAGCTATACAAAGAGAAGAAAGAAGCTGAGGAAACTGAAAATATAGGAGGGAAAAAATGAGCGGAACATTGGATGATTTAAATGTAAAACTATTTGAACAATTAGATAACTTAAGCAAAGAAGGAATTGCACCAGATGAATTAGAAAATGAAATAAAAAGAAGTGAGGCTATGATTAAAATCGCAGGTGTGATTATAGCAAATGGAGAGTTGGCACTAAGAGCTGCTAAATTTAAAGATGACATGATGAATGCAGAGAATAAATTACCTAAGATGTTGGAGATGTAATATGAGCGATACTAGATTTAAGAAAGGACAAATACCTTGGAATAAAGGGATAAAAACAGGAATAAGGCATAGTAAACTTTTTAAAAAAGGCAATGTAACTTGGAATACAAGGGGACTATATTCTGAGAGAACAGATAAAGATGGATATATTTTAATTAAAGTAGATGAGTTTAACAAATGGGTAAGAAAGCACAGATGGATTTATGAACAAGAATATGGTGAAATTCCAGAAGATTCTGTAATAATTTTTGCTGATGGAGATAAGAAAAATCTTAAATTAGATAATTTAATTTGTGCCACTAGAAATGAACTAAAAATATTAAATCAATGCAAATTAATAAGTTCTGTACCTGAATTAACTAAAACTGGATTAAATGTAGCTAAAATAAAAGCTAAATTATACGAATTAAGAAAGGAGAAAAAATGAATATAAAAGAATACAATGCAGAAAATATGGGAAAGCAAGTATTAGTTTTAAAAGAAAAGGACATAAAAAACTTAATGCACTTTTCTACTATTGCTAAAAATGAAAGTATAAAGGGTTTAATTGTATCTGGAAAATATGTTGGGTTTACTGATACATACAGACTAGCAGTAGTAAAAGATTCAAATGAAGAATTACCTGGAGCAGATAATACGAAAATTTATTCTATATCAGTATTGGAAGAACTTAAAAAAGCAAAGTCTATGGCGGTTTTAATAGATGGGAAATTAGCCATTCAAGTAGAAGATGAAGTAATGGAATATGAACTAATTTCTAATGTAAAAGTACCCGATATAAAAACATTTATCAATGGGTATGAATATGAAAGTTATTCTGAGGCAAAGGCTGTTGAGAAAATAACAGATGATTTAGTTTGGAAAATGCTAAAACTGGTAGATACATCTGATATAAAAAGATATTTCTGCTTTGAAGAAGGGAAGTTAATTGTTGAAGCCTATCCGAATGGAAATTCTGCTTTGTCACTTGAAGTGCTAAATCTCAGAATGTAAAATACACAGATTTATGGCTTAAATATGTAAAAAATGAAAGTTTTGAAATTACCCTGGCTAAATCTAACAGAAATGCTATTCAGTTTAGTAAGGACAGTGTGTCTTATATAGTTATGCCTTTGGCATTAAGAGATTAAATGGAGTTGATAAAAATGACTAAGATAGAAGAAGTGTTAGAGTATGTGAGATGTAATACTTTTGCAACAAACAAAGAAATATCTGAAGATTTAAAAATAGGAGATGGAGTAGTTAGAGTTTATTTGAATAGATTGAAAGATAAAGGCTATTTAGAAAAAATAGGTAAAGAATACAAAGTTTTAAAGGAGATGCCTGTTAACAAATCTAGTTATAAACAAGATATCATTAAAGAAATGCTAGAAGTTTACATGGATGATTTTAGAGAAATTAAGGTAATCAATGAAAAGATTAGAGTTGGGGAACTTATTTTGAATTAGTTTTAGAAGATGAAGATATCGCTGTTCTAACAAACATTGTAACAGGCGAGTCTCTAACTGTGGGTATTAAAGAATTATGGAATTACGCAGTATAAAGGAGGTGTTCAGTATGCGGGTAAAAAATAAAAAGTCTGTTGCGACTACCACATCATCAACAGACTATCAACCAAATTTTGATTATATATTACAACAAATTAATAAAAAATGCAAATAGGAGGATATAAAAATGATTAAAGTAGAATTTACTGGGAGTGTAGAAGAAGTTAAAAAGGAAATAAGAGAGTTTATAGAAGTGAACTCTATCGGAGACATGTCTAGTACAGAAAAAGCAATTAGTAAAGCGTTAGATAATGCAAAAGCAGTAGAAAAAGCTACCTCTAAAGTAGAAGAAACAAAAGAAGTTGCTAAAAAGGTAGAAGAAGCTCCAGCTCAAAAACTACCTACTGCACCAGCTAAAAAAGAAGAAGCACCTGTAGCTGTAGCAACACCTTTACCAACTAAGACAGCAGAGTATACTGCAGCAGATTTGCAAAAAATAGCCGCAGCTTGGGTAAATAAGGATATAAATAATAACAGAACAGCATTGGTGAATCTATTAGCTAGTTTTGAAGTTAAAGCTATTACATTTTTACCAAAAGAAAAGTACGGAGCTTTTGTTCAAGAACTTAAAAACTTAGGAGCTGATGTTTAATGGCACATGCACTGTTAGGGCCTTCTAGTGCTGCAAGGTGGATAGCATGTCCACCTTCTGTCAGACTCTGCGAACAATTTGAAGATGTTGAAAGTGAATATGCAAAAGAAGGAAGTTTGGCACATGAAATAGCAGAATTGAAGGTAAGAAAATTAATAGATCCTGGTTTAACTTCTAGGAAATTTACAGCAGCTATGAAGAAGCTAAAAAAAAAGGAGTTATATCAAGAAGAAATGCAAGGATACACAGATGAGTATGTTGAGTTTATACAAGAACAAATGTATAGTTACTCATCAACTCCACACATTGCAGTGGAGCAAAAAGTAGATTTCTCACAATATGTTCCTGGTGGATTTGGAACTGCAGACTGTATCTTAATCTCAAATAATATCTTACACATCATAGATTTTAAGTATGGGAAAGGCGTTCCAGTTGATTCTGAAAATAATGCACAGTTACTTCTGTATGCATTAGGAGCATATCTCGCTTACGAAATGATATTTCCAATAGAGCACATTAAAATGTCAATCGTACAGCCGAGATTAAACAATATTTGCACTTGGGAATGCAGTCTCGATTACTTACTAACCTTTGCCAAGACAGCGCAAGAAAAAGCTGTAATGGCTTTAAATGGTGAGGGTGATTTTGAGTGTGGAGAACACTGTAAATTTTGTAAAGCTAAATCTATCTGTAAAGAAAGAGCTAACGTTAATTTAGAGCTGACCAAGTACGAGTTTAAAGCAGCTAATCAATTAACTTTAGAGGAAATTGGAGAAATACTGCAGAAGGCACAAGACTTAGCTAAATGGGCAGAAGATTTAAAAGAGTATGCATTAGCAGAAAGTTTAAAAGGAAATGAAGTACCAGGTTGGAAAGCAGTTAATGGTAGGGGTAGTAGGAGCTTTACCAACACAGATGATGCTATAAAAGTACTTAAAGAAAATGGTATTGCAGAAGAACTATTATACGAAAGAAAGTACTTAACTTTAGCTCAAATGGAAAAAGTAATAGGTAAAAAAGAGTTTAATAACCTAGTTGGAAATTTAATAGTTATGAATGTAGGGAAGCCAACTCTTGTAGATGCATCTGATAAAAGAGAAGCTATAACAAACAAGATAAAGGCAGAAGATGAATTTAGCGCAGTTGATGATATTAATAATTTATAAATGAAGGAGAAGTGATATTTATGGCAAATGATACTAGAGTAATGACAGGGAAAGTAAGATTAAGTTATGTGCATTTATTTAAACCTTATGCAGCAGAAAAAGGGCAAGAAGAAAAGTACAGTTGTACAATTCTAGTTCCAAAAACTGATGTACAAACTAAGGCGAAATTAGATGCAGCAATAAATGCCGCAATTGAAAAAGGAATTAGCAGTGTGTGGAATGGAGTTAAACCTCCAAAACCAACTATCCCAATATACGATGGAGATGGAATAAGACCTTCTGATGGAGAGGAATTTGGGCCTGAATGTAAAGGTCATTGGGTGTTTACAGCAAGTGCAAAAATTGATTATCAACCAGGAATTGTAGATATAAAAGCACAACCTATCCTAAATCAATCTGAAATTTATTCAGGAATCTATGCAAGAGTATCAGTTAACTTTTTCCCTTATGCAGTAAGTGGTAAAAAAGGAATAGGTTGTGGATTAGGTAATGTGCAAAAGCTAATGGACGGAGAACCTTTATCAGCAGCAGGAATTAAAGCAGAAAAAGAATTTGGAGAAGTGGAAATAGATCCAGTAACTGGTGAGCCAATACTATAAAATTTATAGTTAAAAAAATTAATAGAGGGGCAGTGAAAACTGCCTTTCACTTTCAAAAAGGAGCGATTATGAGAACTTTAAATATAGATATAGAGACATTTAGCTCTGTTGATATTACCAAATCTGGCTCATACAAATACGCAATGAGTGCTGATTTTCAGATACTTTTATTTGCATACTCCATTGATGGTCACGATGTAAAAATAGTTGACCTTGCACAAGGTGAAACTGTTCCGGGAGAAGTATTAGAACTTTTGAAAGATAAAGACTGTATTAAGTATGCTTATAATGCCGTATTTGAATGGTGGTGTTTGAATATGGCTGGAATAGAAACTCCACTTGAACAATGGCAATGTACTATGGTACAGGGGCTTTATTGTGGATATACCGCTGGATTGGCTGCTATTGGAAATGCTATGGGACTGCCACAAGATAAGAAAAAACTTACAACAGGCAGTGCTTTAATAAGATATTTCTGTGTACCTTGTAAGGCTACTAAAAGTAATGGTAATAGAACCAGAAACCTTCCACAACATGCACCTGAGAAGTGGCAACTTTTTAAAGAATACTGTATGCAAGATGTAGTTACAGAAATGGAAATTGGTAGAAGATTAAGCTGTTTCCCTGTCCCTGAAAGAGAATGGAATCTGTGGGTACTAGATACTTTTATGAACTCTTATGGAGTAAGAGTAGACAGTGATTTAGTTAATGGTGCTTTATTTATAGATGCAGCATCTCGGGCTAAATTATTAGAAGAAGCAAGAGAAATAACAGAACTTGATAACCCCAATTCTACTAGTCAACTGCTTAGCTGGTTAGAAGAAGCTGGAGAAGAAGTTGAGAATTTACAAAAAGCTACAGTTGAAAAAATGTTAGATACTTTAGAAGACAGGCAAGCAAAAAGAGTATTAGAGATAAGGCAAGAACTCTCTAAAACCTCAGTTAAAAAGTATAAAGCTATGGACGAAGCTATGTGCAAAGATGGAAGAGTAAGAGGGCTATTGCAATTCTATGGAGCCAACAGGACTGGAAGATATGCTGGAAGATTAGTTCAGGTTCAGAACCTACCTAGAAATTATATAGAAACTTTAGACATTGCTAGAGATGTTATTAAAAAAGGAGACGGAGAACTTTTAGAAATGCTCTATGGAAACATACCAGATACTCTATCTCAACTTATTAGAACTGCTTTTATCCCGTCTGAAAATAACCATTTTGTTGTATCAGATTTTTCCGCAATAGAGGCAAGAGTTATAGCCTGGCTTGCGGGCGAAGAATGGAGAATGGAAGTATTTAAGACTCATGGGAAAATTTATGAAGCATCTGCATCTCAAATGTTTGGAGTACCTATCAACACTATAGCAAAAGGTGAAGAAAACTACCATCTTAGAGCTAAAGGAAAAGTTGCAGAACTTGCTCTAGGATACCAAGGAAGTGTTGGAGCTTTAACAGCTATGGGCGCAGCAGATATGGGACTAACAGATGAAGAAATGAAGGACATTGTTACAAGATGGAGAAAGTCATCAAAAAGAATTGTAGAACTATGGTATGCACTTGAACATGCTTCTGTTGAAGTATTAGAAACTGGAGAGCCTCAAACGATTAAGTGTGTAAAGTTAGCAAGAGAGTATGACTTTATTTATGGCCAAGATTTTTTCACAATAGCTCTACCAAGTGGAAGAAAACTTTTCTACCCTAAGCCATTTTTAAAAGAAAACCAATTTGGACAAATGCAGATGCATTATATGGGGATTAACCAAACCACTAAAAAGTGGGAAGTTATCCCAACTTATGGAGGAAAATTAACGGAAAATATTGTACAGGCCATAGCGAGAGATTGCTTAATTGAAACACTTTTAAGAATAAAAGCAAAAGGGTGGCCAATAGTATTCCATGTTCATGATGAGGTAATACTTGATGTTCCAACAACAGTTAAATTAGAAGAAGTTATACAAACTATGACTGAGGAAATAAGTTGGGCTAAAGGATTAATATTAAATGCTGCTGGGTTTACTGGTAGTTATTATATGAAAGATTAGGAGGAAAATTATGGAAATAGGAAAAAGAATTAAGGAATATAGAGAAAAGAACAAAATAACACAAAAGGATTTTGCTCAAAAGATAGGTACAACCCAATCATTTTTATCCCTTGTAGAAAATGGAAGTGTAGATATAGAAACTTCCACAATGCTAAAAAAAGTAATAGATATTATTGGAGAAGAAAATACAGAAAAAAAGGTAGATAAGTTAATGGGAGCTTTGGAAAAGAAAGTGGATAATGTAAATAGTCCAAGCCATTATAAAATACCAAGTTGTAATTTTGAAAGTATAGATATTATTAGAGCTAGACTCGGTTTAGGCACTTCTTTCTTTTTAGAGGGAAATGTTATCAAATACTTAATTAGGGCAGAGAAAAAAAATGGTAAAGAGGATTATGAAAAAGCTAGAAAATACTTAAATTGGTTAGTAGAAGAACAAGAATCAGTAGCAAAATTAGCTTTTAATAGTAAAGAAGTAATATCAAAAGAATGCGGCACAGATTGGCTTAATATCATAGGTGGAATAACACAAGATATGAAAGCAAAGAGAGCTTTAATCTTAAATGAAGTTTTTAATCAGTTCTATGATAATAACTATAAGACAGCATTAGCTTTAATAGATAAATTGCTTGAAGAATAAAAGGAGACATCAGATGAAGAACTCAAGAAAATTAGTAATATCAGAAGCAAATAACAGATTATCCAAGCAGTGGGTAACAACAGAGATTACCTGGTCTGAATTTGTTGAAAGATTAGGAAAACCAAAAGTAACAGCTGAAACATTAGATGAGTTCTTATCTTATTCTAAATCTAAGCAAGATGATATTAAAGATGTTGGAGGTTTTGTTGGTGGAAAGTTAAAAGGGAATCTAAGAAGAAACGAAGCAGTTGAAAGTAGAAGTTTAATAACTCTTGACTTAGACAACCTAGCTTATGAAGATGACACTAAGATTATAAAAACTCTTAATAGTTTAGGTTGTGCATATGTGGTGTATAGCACTCGTAAGCACCAAACTACTAAGCCTAGAATAAGAGTTATATTTCCATTAGCAGAAGATGTTACAGCAGAAGAGTATGAACCTATTGCAAGAAAGGTAGCAGAGTTCATAGGGTTGCGTTATTGCGACCCTACTACCTTTCAAGCAGTTAGATTAATGTATTGGCCAAGTCATTCTATTGATAGTGATTATGTGTTTACTTATGCCGATAAACCTATGTTAGATGGTGCGGCCATACTTAATATGTATGTAGACTGGAAAGATGTAACAAGCTGGCCAGAAGTTCCTGATGCACAAAAACTCCATCAGAACATGTTAAAGAAGCAAGAAAACCCCTTAGAGAAAGAGGGAATGGTAGGAGCATTTTGCAGAAGGTTTAATATTTACCAGGCAATAGATGAGTTTTTACCTGGAACATATGAGACCTGTGATATACCTGACAGATTAACTTTTATAGGTGGAAGTACTACTGCTGGAGCTATTGTATATCAAGATGGACTTTTCTTATATTCTCACCATGCTACTGACCCTTGTAGTCAAAAATTAGTAAATGCTTTTGACTTAGTAAGATTGCATAAATTTGGACATTTGGATATACAAGCAGAAGTTAATACTCCTGTGGCCAAACTACCTTCTTGGCTTGCTATGAAAGAATGGGTAATGGCAAGGACTGATGTTAAAAAAGATTTATTAAAAGAAAGACAACAAAAAGCTATTGCAGAATTTTCAATAGTAGATGATAAGAATGAAGAAGTTCTGGAAGGCGAAATAGTTGAAGATGATGACAACTGGAAAGATGATATTCAGTACAGTGCAGATGGTATGAAAGCACTTAGCACTCTGGCCAACATAATTTTAATTCTAAGAAATGATAAAGAATTAAAGTTTAAAATTTTTAAGGACATCTTTTCTTCTAGGATATTAGTAAGAGATGGAGTACCTTGGGACAGAAAATTTGAAACCCCTGACAGAATTTGGAACGATACAGATGATGCTGGACTTAGATGGTATTTAGAAAGTTTTTATGGAATCATCTCTACAAATAAGATTATGGATGGAGTTAGTCTAATTGCAGAAGAAAACGCTGAAAATAAGGTAGCAACAAGACTCCAATCAACTCAATGGGACGGAGAAAAAAGGTTAGAAACTTTATTCATAGATTACCTGGGTTGTGAGGATAATGTTTATACAAGAGAAATATCTGAAAAGTCCTTAGTTGCAGCAGTGAGAAGGGCTATTTATGGAGGAATTAAATGGGATAATATGCCTATTTTAATCGGGCCACAAGGAGTAGGTAAGAGTACATTTTTAAAAATATTGGGTATGGACTGGTACAATGATAGTTTAGTAAATGTTGAAGGTAAAGATGCTTGTGAGTTAATACAAGGTAGTTGGATACTTGAAATGGGGGAGCTTAGTTCATTAAGAAAGTCAGAGTTGAACCTGGTAAAAAACTTTTTAAGTAGAACAGATGACATCTTTCGGGCTTCTTATGGGCGTAGGGCCCAAAAATATCCAAGAAGATGTGCCTTCTTTGGGACTGCAAATGATACTAACTTTTTAAGAGATGAAACTGGAAATAGAAGATTCTGGCCAATAGATTGTTTTATATATAAACCCAAAAAATCTATCTTTAATGACTTAAACGATGAGTTAGATCAAATATGGGCCGAGGCTTGTGAACTTGCAAAGAATAAATTTTATAGTTTGGTTTTATCAAAAGAAGCAGAAAAGATTGCAAAAGAAGAACAAGATTCGCATTCAGAAGATAATGTTTATAAGGGAATTATTATAGATTACTTGGATAAGAAAATACCCAAAGATGCATGGGATAGTATGGATTTATTTGGCAGAAGAGCTTATCTGAATGATTATGAAAACATGAAAAAACAATATGATGAGAGTGATCTGATTCTAAGAGATAAGATATGCGTAGCTGAAATATGGGAAGAGGCCTTAAAAATGGATATTAGATACTTGAAAAAAAGCGACAGCATTGAGATTAATAAAATTCTATCTTCTCTTTATAAATGGGAAAAAATAAAACAATCATCAAGGTTTGGAAAATATGGTGTTCAAAAAGGTTTTAAAAGAAAAATATGGATTTAAAATTTTTGTAGTCATCAGAGTGTAACTTTCTTAAAAATGTAACTTCCTTAAAATTTTAAGTGTAACTTTCTTTTTAGTGGTTACAGAGAAAATTACATAGAAAGTTACACTTAAAAGTATTGGTACTATTAGTTATATTATATATTTGTAACTTTGTAACTTTCTTTTCTATATAAATATAAATAAATAAAGAATATAAAGAGTATATATACTCTATAAAATCTATAAATCCTATGTTTTATATATATATATAAGAAAAAAGATTTCAAAAGTTACAGGACAGGCGGGAGAAAATTTTATGAAAAAAAGTGAAAAAGAAATTGAAGCCTATTTAATCAGAAGTGTAAAAAATAAAAAAGGCTTGTGCATGAAATGGACCTCTCCTGGAAATGCAGGAGTACCTGATAGGCTCATCATAGTTCCTTGGGGGGGAATTTATTTTGTGGAATTAAAGGCAGAAGGTAAAAGGAATAATCTATCTCCTTTACAAAAAAATTTTATACAGAAGCTAAAAAACTTAAATTGTGATGTAAGAGTTATAGCTTCATTTCAAGAAGTAGATGAGTTTATTGAGGAGGTGATGCTTAAATGAAGTTCGTACCGCATGAATACCAAAAATACTGTATTGATAGAATGATAAGTGATGATAAATTAGGTCTTATGTTGGATATGGGCTTAGGTTAGGAAAAACCATCATAACTCTATCAGCAATAGTAGATTTAAAATTTAATAGATTTGAAGTAGGAAAGGTATTAATAATAGCCCCAAAAAAAGTCGCGGAGGCTACCTGGACAGACGAGATAGCAAAGTGGGACCATTTATCCCTACTAAAAGCATCTCTTGTTTTAGGGGGTATACAGAGACGTATAAAGGCACTTGCTAAAACAGCAGATATTTATGTCATAAATCGTGAGAATATAACTTGGTTAGTTGATTATTATAAAAATGCATGGCCATTCGATATGGTGGTACTTGATGAATGGTCTAGCTTTAAAAATCATCAATCAAAAAGGTTCAAAAGTTTGAAAGTCATTAGAAATAAAATAAGCAGAATTGTTGGACTTACAGGTACACCTGCACCTAATGGGCTTATTGACTTATGGGCTCAACTGTATCTACTGGATCAAGGTGAAAGATTAGAAAAGACTATAGGTAAGTTTAGAGAAAGATATTTTGAACCAGGGCAAAGAAATAGAACAGTAATTTTTAACTATGATGCCAAAGAAGGTTCAAATGAAGCTATCCATGAGAAGATATCTGACATCTGTATATCCATGAAAGCAGAAGACTATTTGGAACTGCCAGACATAATCTATGAACAAGTACCTGTAGTTTTAGATAGCAAGGCTAAGAAGTCTTATGATGAGCTTGAGAAAAAAGCTATACTTGAACTTGAAGACACAGAAATTACAGTTGCAAATGCGGCGGCACTATCTAACAAGTTATTACAGCTAGCAAATGGAGCTATCTATGATGAAAACAGAAAAGTCTTTGAAGTACATGATTGTAAGATTGAAAGATTTTTAGAGCTGATAGAGCAATTAAATGGGAAACCTGCACTAGTATTCTATAATTTTCAACACGACAAGGACAGAATAATTGAAGCTTTGAAAGACTCGAAATTAAGAATAAGACTTTTGAAAACTCCACAAGACCAGCTAGACTGGAACAAAGGAGAAATTGATATATTACTAGCCCACCCAGCGAGTGCAGCATATGGGCTTAACTTACAAGCTGGAGGTAATCATGTGATATGGTTTGGACTTAACTGGAGCTTGGAATTATATCAGCAGGCTAACAAAAGGCTACACAGGCAAGGGCAAACAGAGAAAGTAATAATACATCACTTGGTTTGTAAAGAGACTAGAGATGAAGATGTTATGGAAGCTTTACAAAATAAAGGAGATGTACAAGATGCACTTGTTGAGAGTTTAAAAGTTAGAATTAAGAAAGTTAAAGAAGCAAACAAAAAATTATAAGAAGTAAATTATGCAGGGCAAAAAATTAACAAAGGAAGAAAAAAAAGATAGATGTAATTATTGCTTAAGTAAAGTTTTAAAACTAAATTTGATAGATATATTGTTAAAGTTGGAGATAGGGAACTGAAAGTTGGGGATAGAGTTTTAATGGATAACAACAACTAAGAATAATAGAAAAGATAAGGAGTGAAATTAAAATGACATTAGAACACATAGTAAAAGATTTAAAAAAACAAGGATATATTGTAAAAACTATATTTCCAATACTGCCAAATAGTTTTGGATTTAATGATAATTTTGAAAATTTAATCAATGATAATGGTTTTTGGCTTGAAGATATTAAATATCCAGAAGGAGAAGAACCAATAAATTTTGGAGAAGATATTGAAGATTTTGAGTTCACAACAGAAGATTTTAACAATATCAAATGGAATGGATATAATTGGTTGGTTGTTGTAGATAGAAAAACGGGAGAATATTCTGGAACTTCATATTTACAGGTATATAAAGATATATTTAATCTTAAAATGGAGGGGTAAAAAATGGAATCTAAAAAGAGACTGGGATGCAGATGTATAAGCGGTTCAGTATTCTATGGTAAAATTTTTAAAGATGGTTCAACTATATCTGAAAAAGCAGAAGATATTGAAGATAGCAACTTTGAAAGAACTATGCTTGAATATCTAAATGCTAAAATGGGAAAATTTAAAGGTGAACATTATGATATACCAATAACAGATAACAATAGACTTTATAGAATACATGTGGATGTTATGGTTTTAGACAAAGATAAAGAGAAAAATAAGGAGTAGAGGAATGGTAACAAAAGAACAGAAGATAATTTTTAGGAGAATGGAAGAAATATTAATAAACTATCCTAAGTATCAAAAAAGAATAAAAATAGAAATAGAAAATTTACAGAGTCCACAACTTAAAAAGTCATGTGGACCTGGTGGGCAAGGTGGAAGCAACTATGACTTTAAAAGTGAAATAGAGCAGATTGAGGAATTAAAACAAAGAATTTCTAATAATATTAGCAGATATGAGGAAATAATTTTTAGGATAGATGAGTGCCTAAGTATGGTGCAAGACCACAAGGATTATGGATTCATAAAGATGAAGTATTTTGATAAAAAGACTTATGAAGAAATTGCTGATATACTTAAAATTTCTCTAAAAAGCACTTATGGAATGAGAAATAGAATTTTAGAGGCTTTGGAGATACATTTTAAAACTCAAAGGCTAATAGAATTTTAAAAAAGGTAAAAACAGGGTAAAAAAGGGGTAAAAATAGGGTTATTGTCAGGTAAAAAATAATGTGATAGTATGTTATCATATGAAATAAGTTTAGATGGCTTGGCTATAAGAAGTTAATCTTCTTGGCTATCTAGGGGCATGAAAATTCCTCCCTTATTTAAATATAATACAGTAGTTTAAGACTCTACTATAAAAAAGTCTTAATCTTATGGGGCATTAGTTTTAAAGACTAGAATAACAGCGATTGTTATTCATTGGTGCAAATCCAATATGTCCCATTAATAAAAAAAACATCAATACTTCTGTGGTTCGTATGAGCAAGCTAAGGCTTTTACAGAAGTATTTTTTATTTAGAGAGGTTTTTATGAAAACGTATAAAAAAACATTTTGATATAGGTTTTAGAGATGGACCTGTATTATTTGCGTTAGGAAAATTATATATAGGAAGCTATATAGATACACATACAACTTTACTAAATAAAGTACTAGGATTGAATTTAGAATTTGAAACAGTTGAAGAAAGTTTAGATATAAACAGAAATTCAAAAGAGATAACAAGGTTTCAAGATATTGAGGGGCAAGTTTTATTTGGAAACTTAGCACAAGAAACGATATACTGGGAGCATTTTAATGATAAGAAATTATTAAATAAAATTGAAAAATTAGAACCTAAGTATAGGCACAAAATTTTAAGTTGCAAACAAAAAAGAGGGTAAATTGCATATAAGGAGAACCAATTAGCGAAATAGGTTCTTTCAGAATATAAAAAAGTCAAGCGGGTCTCGCGAGTCCCGAACTCCATCTGAATATTGGTTGAAAATTTAAACATTTCCGTTCCGAAAGGGGTTAAAAATGAACACAAAGGATAATTTAGTTAGTAGTCCTGAACTTGCAGAATTATTTGGAGTTACAGACAGATATATTCGGATGCTTGCAAAGGATGAAATTGTTAAGAAAAGCGGAACTAGAGGGAAATATTTATTGGCTGAAAGCATAAAAGGCTTTATAGCCTTTTTAAGGGAATCTAGTTCAGTAGATGTAGATTTAAAAGAGGTTAAACTCAAAAAAGAAACAGAAAAAATAGCAAAAGATATAGAATTGAAAGCTATAAAAATATCAGAATTGAAAAATGAATTGCATTCTGCAGATATAGTTAGAAAAGTTATGACTACTATGCTCACAAATTTAAAAGGGAAATTGTTAGCTGTACCTAACAAAATAGCACCTTTGGTGGTGGGTTGTGATAACCTGGGCGATATCCAGGATATAGTTTTGAGTTCTATAGAAGATGTTTTGTTGGAGTTGAGTGATTATACTCCTGAATTATTTAAAAACAAAAACATAATAATTGAAAATGAAGAGGTAGAAGATGAAAAAAGTAAAGGAAAAGGAGGCATCAGAAAATCAAAACCTAAGAAAAACAATTGATTTATTTAGTGAAATATTTCAAACTCTGAAACCACTACCTAAATTAACTATCGACACTTGGGCGGATACTTACAGAATTTTAAGCTCTAAAACTTCAGCTGAACCAGGAAGATGGAAAACTGACAGAGTACCATTTCAAAGAGAAGTTATGAAAGCAATTTCAGATAAAAAGACAACCAAAATAGTGATGATGTATGGAGCTCAGTTATCTAAGACAGAAATTTTATTGAATGTATTTGGGTATTATGCAGATTATGACCCTGCTCCTATCATGTATCTTTTGCCAACAAAAGATTTAGCAGAAGATTTTTCTAGTACAAGACTAGATGACATGATACAGAGTACACCGCAATTAAAAAATAAAATACTGAACAAAGTTGATGGAAGAGATACCAAACTACAAAAAGAATTCGTTGGTGGATATATTACCTTGGTTGGAAGTAATTCTGCTGCTGAGTTATCGAGTAGGCCTTTAAGAATTCTACTTGCCGACGAGGTGGATAGATTCAAAAGCGATGTTGGTGGAGAAGGAGATCCATTAAACTTAGCAATTGAAAGAACTAAGACATTTTGGAATAAGAAAATCGTTATAACAAGTACACCAACTATCAAGGGCGATTCAAGAGTTGAGAAAGAGTATGAGAATTCAACAAAAGAAGAGTTTTATATACCATGTCCAAAATGTGGCTCATTCCAAAAGTTAGAGTGGAGAAACATAATCTTTGAACCTGTTGGGCATAAATGTTCTGACTGCTTGGAAATTTCAAGTGAACATGAATGGAAAAGAAATATGATTCACGGCATATGGCAATCACAGGAAGAAGTTGAAGATTGGAGTGTTAGAGGCTTTCATATCTCTGAATTGTATAGCCCATTTTCAACGTGGCCAGAAATTATAAAAAAATTTAAAGCAGCAAAAGGGAATATGCAAATGATGAAGGTTTTTACAAACACATGTCTTGGTCAAACATGGGAAGAGAAAGTAGAAAAGATAGATTTCTTAGATGTTTCTAAGAGAAAAGAAGAGTATACAGCAGAAATTCCTGACCAAGTTCAAGTTTTAACTGCTGGAGTCGATGTTCAAGACGATAGATTAGAAATTGAAGTCGTAGGTTGGGGCTTAGGAGAAGAGTCTTGGGGTATTTACTATAAGCAATTCATTGGTTCTCCTGGTCAAAATGATGTGTGGGAACAGTTGGACAGATTCCTGGAAACCGAGTTTGAGTATGCAAATGGGGAAAAAATAAGAATTCTTTGTACTTGTATAGATACTGGAGGACATTATACACAAGAAGCATATCAATATATCAAACCAAGAGAGTTTAGACGTGTATTTGGGATAAAAGGAAAAGGAGGAGATGGAGTAGCTTTTGTATCTAAGCCATCTAGAACTAACAGGATGCAAATATCACTCTTTACTTTAGGAGTTAACACTGGGAAAGAAACGATACTTGCTAGGCTAAAAATTGAAGAACCTGGTTCTATGTATATGCACTTTCCAAGTAATGTAGATAGGGGCTATGATGAAGCATATTTCAAAGGATTAACCTCAGAAGTTAAGACTACTGTTTGGGAAAAAGGAGTTAAAAAAACTATCTGGAAAGTAGTAGGAACTAAGAGAAATGAACCTTTAGACTTGAGAAACTATGCATATGCAGCATTAAAGATAGCAAATCCAAATTTAAGTAAAAAATATACAGTAGAAGCTACAAAAAAGACGACGAAAGTAACAAAAAGAAGAGTTTTATCGAAAGGAGTGAGCTTATAGTTGAGTTATACAAAAGAAGAGTGCTCACAGATGATTGAAGCCTATAGAAAGGCAGAAATAGCTGTGTTAACTGGAAAAAGTTATAAAATTGGAACAAGAGAGCTTGTAAGAGAAGATTTATCTGAAATTAGAAAAGGTAGAGCCTTCTGGGAGGCTGAACTTGATAAATTAAACAGTAATGGTAGAAAAAAATTAGGAAGAAGAGTAATACCTAGAGATTTATAGGATTTAATCTTCTTTTTTTATGCAAAAGGAGGTGAGAAATGAATTTATTAGACAAAACAATTGCTTTTTTTAATCCTAAAAAGGCTCTCGAAAGAGAAGTTGCTAGAAAAAAAATCGAGATCTTGAATACAGGATACTCGAATCATGGAGCATCTACTACAAAAAGTTCCATGAAAGGCTGGATTTCAACAGGCGGTGGAGTTAAAAAAGACATCTACAAGAACAGAAAAAAGCTAGTTGAAAGGTCAAGAGACTTGTATATGGGGGCTCCAGTTGCTCAAGGAGTTATGAAAACTATTAATTCTAATGTTATTGGTAGTGGATTAAAGCTAAAATCATCTATTGACTATGAAACTATAGGTATTAGTGAAACAGAAGCTGAAACTATTGAAACTACAATTGAAAAAGAATTCAAGCTGTGGGCGGACAATAAGATTGAACAGATGGGAGTTCTTAATTTTGATCAAGTTCAAGACTTAGTATTCTTGACCATTCTCTTAAATGGTGAATGTTTTGTGAAATTTAACTATTTTCTAACACCTAAGAATCCTTATAGCTTAAAGCTACAAATAATTGAGCCTGATAGAGTTATGACACCTTCTATATTGCAAAATGATGAGAGTATTGTTGATGGAGTAAAAATTGATAACAATAACAGAGTCTCTGGATATTATGTCGCAAGAAAACACCCACTTGACGTGTCAGGAAATGTAGAAACTGACTTTATTTCAGTTTATGGAAAAGAAGAACAGTTAAATATTCTACACATAATGCTAGCTGAAAGACCTGAGCAAGTCAGAGGTATACCAATTCTATCTCCAGTAATTGAAGCACTGAAGCAACTAGATAGATATACTGACGCAGAACTTATGGCTGCAGTTATAAGTGGGATGTATGCGATATTTATTGAGAGTGATAAGGACAATACACAGGGGGCTAATATTGCAGACCATGAAGTCTTAGATGAAACTGAAAAGATTGATACAAACACAGATGAAAACATTGAATTAAGTCCTGGAATAGTTGTAGGATTAAATCCTGGTGAAAAAGCAAAAGAAACTAACCCGGGTAGACCTAATGCACAGTTTGACCCCTTTGTTACTTCGATTTTAAGACAAATAGGAGCTGCTTTAGAAGTTCCTTACGAGTTACTAATTAAGCATTTTACTGCTAGTTATTCAGCAAGTAGAGCCGCTTTATTAGAAGCTTGGAAGATGTTTAGAAAAAGAAGAGATTGGTTCTCTAGCAATTTCACACAAGTAGTCTATGAAGAATGGTTAAGAGAAGCATATTTGCTAGGTAGAGTAGATATGAAGAACTATGGAGAAGATCCGTTGCTAACAAAAGCTTGGAGCGGAGCTCAATGGAATGGACCGAGTCAAGGACAACTTGACCCACTTAAAGAAGTTAAAGCAAGTACTTTAAGAGTTCAACAAGGATTCTCTACTAGAACAAAAGAAACTGTTGAGCTTAACGGGGGTGATTTTGAGCAAAATGTAAGAATCTTAGCAAAAGAAAATAAATTATTAAATGAAAAAGGAGTGATTATTGAAAATGCCAAAGATGAAGACGAAGTTTTGGAACATAATGAAGAATGAAGAAGAAAATAGTGCTGATATGATTTTATACGGAACTATTGGCTCTGATGAATGGTGGGATGATATTTGCGATAAAACTTTTAAAGAGGATATTGCAAATCTAGGGGAAGTTGAAAATATAAACCTACATATTAACTCACCTGGTGGAAGTGTATTTGCAGCAGTGGCTATTGCTAATACATTGAAAAATCACAAAGCAAAAGTTACAGCATATATAGATGGACTTGCTGCAAGTGCAGCTACTATTATAACTAGTGCTTGTAATGTTGTAAAAATGCCAAAAAATGCTTTATTTATGATACATAATCCATTAACTTGGGCTTATGGAAATAAACAAGAGTTAGAAAAGACAGGAATCCTATTAGACAAAGTAAAAGATAGCATCTTAGAAACTTACTTAACAAAAGCCAAAGATAGGACAAAAGAAGAATTATCGGCTTTTATGGATGAAGAAAAATGGTTTAATGCGGAAGAAGCTAAGGAATATGGATTTGTAGATGAAATTTTGGAAGAAATTGAAAGTCCTCAAAATATAAATAATTTATTAATAGTTAATAGTTTAGCTTTTGATATTTCTAAATTTAAGAATTTTCCTAAAAGAAGACCAGCTGTTCCTGCAAAAAATATAAAAGAAGAGATGACTGTTGAAAAATTTAAAAATTCTTATCCTGAAATGTATCAAGAAATTGTAAATCAAGCTATTATTTCAGAAAGAAAGAGAATCCAAGAAATAGAGAATTTAGATGTAACTGGGTATGAGGAAATTATTAATACTGCAAAGTTTAATGCGCCTATTGATGCGGCAAATCTAGCATTAAAAATATTAAATATCAAAAAAGAAAAAAACAAAGAAACTCTGAAAAATATACGAGATGAGAGTCAAGCAACAGTAGTACCTGTAGCACCACCTAAAGCAGAGGGAGAATCAGGGACAGTTGTAGGAATACCAGTAAGTAATATTTTAAAGTATATGAATAAAAAGACAGGAGGTACAAAATGAGCTTTATAGAAAAAGGTAATGAGTATGGAGTTGACCAGTTGTTAAGCGGTACAGGTCACAAAGTTATGGAATTAGAAGTCCCACAAGGGAAATCAGTTAAAAGAGGGCAAGCTGTAAATGCAAAAGCAGAATTATCTGATGGAACAGATTTATTTGGAATAGTTTTAGAAACAGCTGATGGAACTACAGCAAAGACTAAAACTACCGTTGTAGTGTTTGGAGAAGTTATTTTTGAAGGGCTTGAATTAAAAGCAGCTACTGCAAAAGCAGACTTTATCAAAAAAGCAAGAGATAAGGGAATAATAGTGAAAGAATTAGGAGGTAGATATTAATGGCAGTATTAATCGATTTTTTAGGAGTATATGACCAGTCAGTTATAAAACCAAAGACATTTATCAGAGACATGTTTTTCGCAAAACATGAAACTCACGAATACCCAAAATGGGAAATTGAGTATAGAAAAGGTAGACAATTAGTGGCTCCTTTCGTGTCTGAATTAATTCCAGGAACAGAAGTAGTAAAAAGAAGTTATGCATCTAAATATTACAGTGCACCAAAAGTAGCGCCAAAGAAAACATTCTCTGCACAAGAAATTTACTTTGCTAAATCAGCAGGGGAAACTATCTATGGTGGAATTTCTCCTGAAGAGAAAAAGGCAAAATTAATTGGAGAGGCATTTGCAGACTTTGAAGACCAAATCTCAAGAAGAGAAGAGTTAATGTGCATTGACTTAATGTTTAAAGGTTCTATAGTAGTAAAAGGAGAAGGAATTGAAGATAAAATAGAGTATGGCTCAATTCAAGAAATTACGCCTGCTATATTATGGAATCAACCGAATGCAGATATTTCAGGGGACATAGAATCTGTAATTACATTAATAGGAGAAACTACAGGACAAAAAGTTGAGCATATAGTAATGGATCCAGTTGCAGCAAGACTATTCACTCAAAATGAGAAAATTGCTAAATTACTAGATGTTAAGAATGCTAACTTCGGACAAATAGATCCAAAAGAATTAGCAAGTGGAGCAATATATATTGGAACATTAGCACCATATAATATCCCTATTTATTCATACCAAACTCAACATTCAGTATTAAAAGCTGATGGAAAAACATATGATACAGTGAAAATGATTCCAGAAGGAAGAGTATTATTCGCACCATCTAACAATACTTTACACTACGGACCTGCAGCAGATATATCTAAAGGGATAATAGTTGCAGAAAGAGTACCTTTTGAAGATGAAGATCTAAAATCAAATACTCTTGAAGTAAGAACAGAATCAAGACCTTTACCTGTTCCATTTGATATAGATGCTATAAAAGTTTTAAAAATAAAATAGGAGGATACTATGAAATTAAAAGTTAAACAAGCTCTTATTTATTCTGGAATTGTCTATAATCCAGGAGAAATAGTAGATATTGCAGAAACAGAAGTTATTGAAAGGGTTAAAAATCTTGAACTTGTTGAAACAGAAGAAGTAACAGAAACAGAAGAAACAAATTCAGATAATGAAGAAAAAATAGAAGAAATAGAAGAAAACAAATCTTCTAAAAACTCTAAAAGTAAAAAGTGATAGCTATGAACTTTAAAGATATGGTTGCAGAGGATATTTCAGGAGTATTTTTAAACTTAGAAGAATTTGGGGATACACATACTATAGGAAAAAAAGAAACTATCTGTGTTATCGATGAAGAAAGATTTCAGAATAAGCAAAGAAATAGAACTAAATCTTTAGAGAATGACGGGCTATTTATTGAGGGAATGACACTCTTTATAGAGAAGTCCTTCTTTAAATACCCGCCTCATTCTGGAGAAAAAATCTTAGTAGATGGAGTTAGATATTTAGTAGAAGAAACTAAGGAAGACATGGGGTTACTAGAGATAGATTTAACGAGGTATGATGAAAAATGATAGGAGTAAAACTTGAAGTAAGTGGAATAAATGAAGTTATCAATACTCTTGGAAAGTATGAGAGAGAGATACCTGGTTGCATTTCAAGGGCTATTAATCGGTCACTTGAGATGGTAAAAACTGAGCAAATCAGAAAGACAACGGAGTCTTATTTTGCACAAAAAAGTAAATTGCTTAGTAGTGTTAATATCTTTAAAACTAGTAAAAGTAATTTAACAGGTTCTATCATAAGTAGTGGGAGAGTTATAGGTTTAGACCATTTTAAGTTAAATCCTAAGACTAGGACAAAAGGAAAAATAGTTCAAGCAGCTGTTAAAAAAGGCGGGTATAAGTCTTTACCAAATGCTTTTATAGCATATAAGAGTGGGAAACTCGGAGCTTTTGAAAGAACAGGTAAATTCATTACAAAAAATGGTAGAAAAAGAGAAACTATAAAAAGACTTATGTCAGTTTCAGCACCTCAAATGCTTGGAAACTTGTCTATTTTAGAATATCTACAAGGTTATGCGGATGAAAAATTCAGAATGAGATTAGAGCATGAAATAAACAGGGTGATAGGGATATGATTATTGAAGTAGAGCAACTTGTATTTGATTTCTTAACAGAAAAATTGAAAGACAAGAAATTTACAGTATATCATGGGTTGTTACCAGAAATTAATCATGAAGATAGAGAAGAAGGAAAGAGCGAAAAAGACCTCTTTCCTTTTGCTATTTTAAGGGTTACTAAGTTTGAACAGACTAGAAATGGTATCGACAACTATGACGTACCTGTCGATTTTGAAGCGTGGATAGGCACTAAAATGGAAAATGAGAAGGATTATCTGAATAACTTATCTATTGGAGACTATTTGAAAAAAGAATTTCTAAACGAAAGTACAGTAGATGGAAAATTTGCTGTGGATCAATCATATCCATTTTCAATAGAGTACTTTACAGCTGAAGCAGAGCCTTATTTTTACTCTGTTTGTAGATTTAGAGTATTTGGAGTACCTGACACATCAGAAGTAGTTGAGAGAAAAATTGCAAAACTGCTTGGAAGGGGATAGCAATGAAAACATATATTTACGTAGGTAAAAAGCTAGATTTACCTGAGTTTCTCTTTGTAAGAGGAACGGTATATTTTGGAGAAGAAATTGAGAAACTTATTGAGAAATATCCACTACTTGGGAGATTATTAATTCCTGTGGAAGATTATCCAAAAATCAATAAGGACTATCAATATTTTAATTCTATAGTAGATGAAATAAAAGGTTAAAAAATTTCTCTTGACTAAAAAAGGAGGGTAAAAAAATGGAAGACAGAGCATTGATAGAAATTTATCTTGAGGATATTGAAAAAATAGATAAAAAATTAAATGAGCTAGGTTATAATGAAAAAAATAAAAAAGAAATAATTATTGAAATTTTAAATAAATTACATTATTAAGAGGACTACTTAAAATTTTTAAATAGCCCCCTTAATGTTTTTAAATGTGTAATACTTGAATAGCTGTTATATACTTAGTGTTAAGGATATACATTTCTTTTCTTTGGTAATTATCAAGATATATGTAATCACCAACTTGATTTATTATTTTTCCATAGTATTCGGTAGCATTTTTAGAAGAATTTTGGGATATCGAACCTAAAACTACTACCATTAAATCTTTGTCAAAAAATTGTTCTTTAAAATTCATAGTTATTTCACCTCCCAAAAGAAATTATATCACATTTAAAAAATTTCTCTTGACTTTTGTACGTAAATATATTATTATATTTGTACAGGCAAAAGTTAGGAGGTGTAAAATGAATGCCAAAATGGGTAGACCTACAAATAATCCAAGAAATAAAAGATTAGAGATTAGACTTAATGAAGAAGAAGATAAAAAGTTGAAAGAATGTTCTGAAAAATTAAGTTTGACAAAAACTGATGTTTTGATGAAAGGGTTAGATGAAGTTTACAAACAAATTAAAAAATAAAGTATTGCTACACCGTCCAAAGTTCACAATACTTTATTTGCCAAGAAGTTTCCCTCTTATGAAATCTATTATATCATAAGTGGATACTTCTATCAATTATAATTTTGAATGGAGGTATTTTTTTATGTATGCAAATATGGAAAAGGTAATCAAAGAATATGACAAGCGCATTACAACTTTTTATGATATGAATATTCAACAAGCTGGAGAAATTTATGAGAATTCAAATTGTACTTTTGAGATGATAAGTAAAGCATTCAAATTTGGATTTGGGCAAGGTATGAAATATCAAAAGAAAAGAGGTAAGGTGAATAAAAATGGCAAATAATTTGATCATGAAAAATGAAATAACAAGTTTGGAATTATTGGCTGAAATAAATAAGTTTAGAAAAGAAGAAGGAATTAAAAAAGAACTTCTTCATAAAACTTTACTAGATATAATTCGTGATGAATTTTCTGAAGAAATAGATCGGCAAAAAATTTTGCCAATGTCTTATAAGGATAGATATGGTAGAAATCAACCAATGTTTATTCTAACTTTATCACAAGCAAGACAAGTTTTAGTAAGAGAAAGTAAGTTTGTCAGAAGAGCAGTTATACATTTCTTAGAAAAGTTAGAAAATCAAGGACTAGAAAATAAGGAACAGAAGAAACTGCCGTTTCAAGTTCAAGAAATTAAACCTACTACTTGGAGAGGTATTCCCGTTATGGAAGTTAAGGAATTAGCGGGTATTACTGGGATAAGTAAATATTGTATACACACTATGTTATTTGAAAATAAATTAACTCTTAGAAATAAAGAATTTGAAGATTATAAAAATGAAAATAATCAAAAGTATTATGGCTCTTCAAGCTCAGTAAGTATTTTATATAAGGAAATAGTCATATTTCTATTGAGAAAATATGGAATGTATAACAAATATAAAGATTTCATAGATAATTACTTTAAAACTAATAATTTGGTTGAATATAAAGGTAAAGCAAATGATGAGTTTGAACATTTGATAGCTGAAGCAACAAGAATAAAAGCAAACTTGTTAAAAGAGAAAGCAGAAATAGAAGAAAAATTAATGAAATTAAACAAAATGGGATTAACTAATTAAACACTAAGAGCAGTGTAAAAGCTGCTCTTTTTTATTATAAATTAAATTTTAGGAGGTAGAAATGGGTTATAAACACGGTACATATCAACAAGAAGGGGCTACAGCCTTTCAATTACCTGTGGTTTTAGATTATGGGCATTTTATAGTTGGAACAGCACCGATTCACAAAGTTAAAGCAGAAAATAGAAAAGTAAATGAAGTGATAAGAATTGGAACTTATCAGGAAGCTATACAATATTTTGGAGATACTTATGATTTAGATTTCTCTATATCACAAGCTATCAAAGTTTTCTTTGAATTGTATGCAGTTGCACCACTTTATGTAGTTAATATCTTAGATTTGACTAAACATAAATCAGCAAAGAAAACTTTGGAGAATAAAGCACTTGAGAAAGGAAAAGTATTAATTCCTAGTCACAAGGTAATTCCTGAATCTGTAGTAGTTAAAAATGCAACTGGAAAACAAGTTATATCAGATGCAAGAACTGTTTACACAGCAGAAGGATTAGAAATTTATGCAACAGTAGCTGGAAATAATGTGGATATAGAGTACGAAGAAGTAGATTTATCTAAAGTTACAAAAACAGAAGCTATCGGTGGATTTGATAGTGCAACAATGAAAAGAACAGGGCTAGAATTAGCAAATGAAATTTTCTTGAAATATAGTGAATTACCTGCTTTTATAGATGCTCCTGATTTTTCGCATGAAAGTGATGTTGCAGCTATCATGGAAACTAAGGCTAAGACACTTAATGGTGGAATGTTTGAAGCAATAGCATTAATAAATGCTCCAGTTGATAAGAAATACAATGACTTGGTTGAATGGAAAGAAACTAACAATGTTTTAAGTAATGACCAAGTTCTACTATATGGAAAAATCAAACTTGCAGGAGAAATATATCATCAATCAATCCATTATGCCGCTTTATCTATGAAAGTAGACTCAGAGAATAATGGAGTTCCAAGTCAAGGACCTTCTAACTATTCTTACAAAATGGACGCTTTTGTATGGAAAAATACTAGTGGAAAGTATGAAGAAGTTAGATTAGATAAGGAACAACAAGCCAATTTCTTAAATAAGAATGGAGTTGTTACAGCTATAAACTTTAAAGGTTGGAGATGTTGGGGATCTGAAACAGCTAAAAATCCTTTAGCAACAGACCCAAAAGATAAATACATCTATGGACGTAGAATGTTTAAATACATTGGAAATGAATTAGTTATATCATATTTCAACAATGTAGATAAAAAGTTCACTTTAAAAATGGCTGAAACAATGAAGAAATCTATGAATATTAGATTAAATGCACTTGTTGCAGCAGATCAATTATTATCTGCTAAAGTTAATTTTTACACAGTTGATAACAGCTTAATAGATATCATAAATGGAGATATTACTTGGACTATAGAACTTGGAATAATACCAGGAGCTAAATCTATAACATTCAAGAAAGTTTATGATGTTGATGCATTACAAAAATTTGCTGAAAGCTTAACAGCTTAATAAGGAGGGAAAAAGATGGGAAGAAAACAAATACCTAATGCTCTTATAGATGCTGAAACATATTTCAATGGATCAAATAACCTTGCTGGAATATCAGAAGTAGAATTACCTAACATTGAGTATGACACAGTCACATCTGAGCAAATGGGACTGACTGCTGAATTAGAAGTGCCTTTAATGGGACACTTTAAGAAATTAGAAGCTAAAATCAAAATGGATTGTGTTGATGAGTCAGTGCTAGAAATCAACAATGAAAAATCTATTTTGATTGAATGTAAAGGTGCAGCTCAGGCTATGAACAGAGAAACACACAGTGCTGATGTTTATGGAATAGATGCAACTTTCAAAGGTTTAATTAAGAAAATGGATGGGCTAAAAATGAAGCCTAGTGGGAAATTAGAGACATCTATAGACTTATCTGTGACATATTTCAAGCTTGAAATTGGTGGAAAAACAGTTATAGAAATAGATGTACTTAACAATGTAAATGTAATTCATGGACTTGCTAACCAAGCAGTTAGAAAATATTTAGGATTAAATTAAGGAGGAATTAAATGAAAGTAAAGTTATCAAAAACTTATAATTTTGGTGGAAAAGAATTCGATGAACTAGACATAAATATTGAAGAAATGACAGGAAGAGATTTCATGCAATGTGAAAAAGAATTCAAAGCTAGAAACAAAGAAGCTGGAGCCGTAAAAGAACTAGAAGACTCTTGGGCTATAACTGTAGCAGCTAAATCTATTGGGGTTAAGTATGGAGACTTACTTAATCTTATATCTATAGACTACTTGAAAGTAGTGAACGGAGTAAAGCGTTTTTTGAGTCAAGGTTGGGAAGACAAAGAGGCTCAGAGGGATACTACGGTGGAAGTAACAGAGGAAACTGGTGCTTAATCTATCTGGATATGATAACAGAGCTTTTAAGAGTTCTTAATTATTTTAAAGTAAATATAAGCTATGATTCAATGTTGGATTGTAGCTTATATGAACTTGATTACTGGATAGCAAGAGCTAATAAATTAGTTGAGGAAGAGGAAGAAAAGCAAAAAGAGAGAGAATAAAAAATAAGAGGCTATCATTTTAAGATAACCTCTTAATTATCACTTACAGAGTCTATTAACATAAGTGTACCACATATATAAAAAAGAAATAATAGTAAAAAAATAATTTTTTGAAAAGCAGAACCCTCTGTGAAAGTATAGTGGACACTGCCTAATATTATCCAACCTATTGGAGTTAAAGCCAAAAATAAAGATGTTAGAAATAGAATGACTAAAATTCCAAAAATAAATAAAAGAGGATGCTTTTTAAAACCTTTAAAGATAATTCTTTTATTATTCATATAAGATTCCTGCCTTTTTTAATTATTATTTAATTTATATTATAATATTTAGAATAAAAAGTCAATGAAATAAATACAGGAGGTGATAAAAAATGTCAAAAGATATGAGTTTAGTTTGGCAAATGAGTGTAGCTGGAGCTGCAGGAGCTATGGCATCATTTTCTAAAGCAACACAGGCTATAAAAGATGTAAAGGATTCTACAGAGGATTTGGTTAAAACTCAAAAAAAATTAGAAGACTTAGATAAAGTGGCTGAGGCTTATAAAGGTGCTAATTCTGAATATAATAAAGCAGTAAAAAATTTAGAAAGTTTAAGAAAAGCGTATCTAAAATCAGATAATGCTACTGCTGAATTTAAAGAACAAGTCAAAAATGCTGAAAAGAATGTTGAGAAACTTAATAAGCAAAAAGAAAGGCAAAAACACATCTTTCAAGCTGCAAGAAGTGAATTGGAAAAAGAGGGCATAAAATTAGAAGGATATAAAAAGAGGTTAAAAGAAGTTAATGACGAGCTTAAAAAGCAAGAAAAATTAAAAAGAGATTTAAGTAAAGCACAAGCAATATCAGATTTGGGGAGCAAATTCTCACAAAAAGGTAGTGGGCAAATTAAAACAGGACTTGCAACAGGTGCAGTATTAGCTCTTCCAGTTAAATTCTATATGGATGTAGAAGAATCACAAGCTGATTTAAGAAAAATTTTAGGTAAAGAAGCAGAAAAATATTATGATAAATTGGCAGAGATATCTAAAAATAGTCCTTTATCACAGATAGAAATAAATGAAATTGCTGGAAGTTTAGCACAATCTGGAATTAAAGGTGAAGATATTGTAGCTTACACTGATATGGCTGGTAAAATGAAAGTTGCTTTTGATATATCAACTGATGAGGCGGGTACATTTTTAGCAAAGACGAAAGAGCAATTAAATTTATCTAAAGATGAGTTATTTTCTTATATGGATACATTAAATATGTTGTCTAATAATTACTCTGTAACAGCTGCACAGCTTGCAGATGTTTCAGCTAGAACTGGTGGATTTGCTAAATCTATAAATTTATCTAAAGAGTCTAATATGGCGTTTGCTACATCTCTTATATCTACAGGAGTAACTGCAGAACAAACAAGTACAGTTTTAGGGAAATTGTATTCTGAGTTATCACAAGGAGCTAATACTAAGGCTAAAGCATCAGCATTAGAATATTTAGGTTTAGATGCTAAAAGTATTAATAAAGAAATGGCTATTGACGCAGAAGGAACTATCTTAAAAGTTTTAGAAAAAATAAAAAATGCAAATGTTGCAGATAAGTCTGCTCTAATTAGTGATATTTTTGGCAGTGATAAATCTGTAATTAATGGATTATCTGTATTATCTGAAAATTTAGATGGAGTTAAAGAAAAATTAGATAAAGCAAAACAAGCAGTATCAGAGAATGAAACTGTTAACGGTGAATATTCCGATAGATTAGATACATTAAGTAATCAACTAAATATTTTGAAGAATAACTTTATGAATAGTTTAGTTGATATAGGTAAAAGTGTGGCTCCTGAATTAAAAGAAACTGTGAATTGGCTAACAGGTCTTATAAAAGGAGTTGCTAACTTTATCAAAGAAAATCCTAAATTAACTGCTTTTATAATAAAAATGGTTGCAGGGTTTGCCGCTATGAATTTAGGTATGGGTGTTGCGAATAAAATGCTATTAGGACCATTTGCTAAAGGAGTAGGTTGGTTATACAAATTTGGTGCTTTCAAGAGTAAAGGTGGTTTATTATTTGCTTTAAAAAGAATGTTTCCTTTAGCTTCAAAATTATTTGGAACTTTTATGAAAATAGGAAAATTTTTAGGTGGAAAATTTATAACTGTTATAAAAATGGCTGGTACAGCTTTAAAAGTAGCTTTTACTGCAAACCCTGTTGGATTATTAATTGCTGCTATTGTAGCTGTTATTGCCATATTTGTAGTTTTATATAATAAAGTAGAATGGTTTAGAGAGGGTGTAAAAAAAATATTTAGTGGGATAGTTGATGTTATTAAAGGAATAATAAAAATAGTTGTAGGAATTTTTACACTTAATGGAGATTTATTATTAGATGGAATTAAAGATTTTGTTAAAGGATTTGGAAAAATCTTTGAAGGAATAGTAAATATCGCTTCTAAGGTTTGGGAAAAAATAAAAAGTGGTTGGAAGAAATTTAAAAACTGGATAGGAATAGGTGATAATGAGGAAACTTTTGATGAAAGACTTGCAAGAGTAAAAAAACAACAAGCTGCTGCAAAAATTTTAAGTGGAAATGTCCCACAAAATTATTCAGGAACAAATTATTTTAGTGGAGGTCTTACAACTCTTGCTGAAAGAGGAGCTGAACTTGTAGAAATGAATAATAGTTCTTTCTTAGTAAATTCTCCATCTATGGCTAATTTACCTCGTGGAGCTAGAATTCTTAATAATTCACAAACAAGAAGTTCTTTATCTTCAAGAGTATCATCTTTAAAAGATAGAATAAAAAATATTTCTAATAATTCAAAGACTATTATAGGAGGAGATACTATAACTATCAACATCAAAGGTGGTTCTGGAAGTGCCACAGATATTGCTAGAGAAGTTAAAAGAGTAATTGAAGAAATGCAAAGTAAGAAAAGAAGGACGGCGATAGTATGAAAAAAGTAAAAGTTTATAAGACAGTCAGTGGAGATACCTGGGACTTGATAAGTTATAAATTATACGGTTCAGAACAGTATTTTCATCAGCTAATGAGGGCTAATCTTAATTTATTATCTATCGCTGTTTTCGATTCTAATATGCCTATCATAGTACCTGAGATAACTCCTAATATAAGTGCTGTAGAAACATCTAAACTACCACCATGGAAAAGATAAAAATGTAATAATATTGATTTTATAAAATATTTATAGTACAATAGGTATTATAATTTTATTAGGAGGGAATAAAAATGAAGAAAATTTTGTATGGAGTAATTGGGGTATTAGTAATTATATTTTTAATAGGTACTTTTGCGGGAGGGGATAATGGTTCTAAATCTGCGTCTGATACAAGTAAAACTGAAAAAACAACTGAAACTAATAATTATTCAAAAGTAGGAGAAACAGTTAAAGATGATTACTTTGATGTAACAGTTAATTCAGTAGACGTTGTAAACAGTAAAAAAATTAATGATTTTGAAGAATTAAAAGCCGAAAAAGATGTTAAGTATTTAATAATTAATGTAACTTTTAAAAATACTGACAAGGAAAGTAGAATGGTTGTAGATGGTTCTGTATTTATAGACTATAATGGAACTAAATATGAATATGACCATACTGAAACTATTTTAGAAGATGGATGGGGATTATTCTTAGACCAATTAAACCCTTTGACTGCTAAGACAACTAATATAGTGTATAAAATTCCAGCTGAAATAACTGGGGATGCAACATATAAACCAGGTAGAGGTTCATCTGAATTTTATTTAGGTACTATAAAATAAGAAAGGAGTTTTAGAGATGGCTACAGTAGAAAATACTTATGTTAATAAATCAGAACCATATGAACCTGCTTATGTTTTAGAAAAATTGGAAAAAAGTCAGAATAAGCATAATATAGAAATGGTAGAAGATTTAATAGATAAATATAAAAAAGAAAAAGAAAAAGCAAGAACTAATAGAGATGACTTCATAGAGTGGATTAAAGAAAATTATGATGTAGATACTTTGTTTAGTGATTAAAACTATAGAGAGCAGTGTAAAAGCTGCTCTTTTTTATTGCAAAAAGGAGGTTGGTGTAATTGGGATAGCTAGAAACATAAAGATATTAGTTTTCTATGAAGGAGTAGATATAACTGAAGAAATACAACCTAGTATCTCGTCTATGACTTACACAGATAACTCAAAAAATGCTGTAGATGATTTGGAAATGGATATTGAGAACTTAGATTATAGGTGGCTGAATGAGTGGTATCCTGATGAAAATGCAAGATTATTAGTTGGAATAGTTCAAACAGAAAATGGAAAACCTAGATTTTTGGATCTAGGCTCTTTTTATGTAGATGAACCTACTTTTAATAATCAAAGATTATCCTTAAAATGTCTGGCATTACCGTTAGACCAAACTATTAGAGAGCAGGTTAACAGTGTTGCATGGGAAAAAATAACTCTATCTGAACTATTATCTAAAATAGCAACTAAGCATGAATTAGACTATGAGTTACATTGTGATAACGTCTTCTTTGATAGACTAGACCAAGACAGAGAAACAGACTTAGGTTTTTTAAATAGAGTTCTATCTGAAACAGCTCTAAGTTTGAAAGTTACTGATGATAAGCTAATAGTCTTTAATGATGATGCATTAATTGATAACGATAATATTGATGTCTTTAATATTAAAGATTTTCGTATTAGAAGCTTTACTTTAAAGAAGAAAAATCAAGGTGTCTATGATAAGGTAGAGGTTAGTTATTATGATGCTGATAAAAAGAAACACATTGTTGAGACAATTACAAAAGAAGAACTTGAGAAAAGAAATGAGGTAAAACATGCTTGATGATGGAGGATATATAGCTTTTAAAGAGAAAGCTAACAAGACAAAAACTAAAAAAAGAGTTAAAAAAGCTAAGACAAAAAAGATTAAAACTAAAGGAAAATCTCAAGCTAAAAAAGTGGCCGAGAAAACTTTAAAGGATAGTTTAAAACAAGAGTACTCTATAAGCTTAACAGTTGATGGAGATGTAAAATACTGTGCTGGTTGCATTATAGAACTAGATGACAGCTTTGGTAGATTTGCTGGAAGATATGTAATTGATAAAGTTACGCACAATATCTCAGGAGACTACACTTGTGATATAGAAGCTTTTAAAGTTGGTGCTAGACAAAATGCAGAAGAAAGAGCAAAAGCAATTGATAAAGCTAAAAGAGATAAGAAAGAAAAAGAGAAAGCCAAGACTACAAAAGCTAGGAAAAAAGAAAGAGAATTAAAAAAAAGCAAATAATATTAAAAATAAAAAGGTGGTGAGTAAGAATGCTGGATATCTTGAAGCAAGGGGAAGTAAATGATATAGACATAGCTAATGGTAAAGCGAGAGTTATGTTTCCAGACAGAGATAACAAAATAAGTGATTGGCTAAATATCCTGGTTCCATTTTCAGAATCACATTCAGATAACTATCATCTTAAGAAGGGTCAAACAGTCATAGTCTTATCATTACCCGATATGATGGAGCAAGGATACATCTTAGGTTGCCCTATGAGACCTTCAGGAATTTCTGAAGGAGAAGTAAAAAGGACATTCTCAGATGGAGGTTTCTATTCTTACAAAGATGGAGTTTTGACATTATCTCCTATCACAAAAGTAGTTATTACAGCAGATGTGGAGATTAAAAAGGCACTAATAGTAGATGGAGATACAACTTTTAAATCTAATACAGATACTAAAGGTACTGCTATGTTAGATGGCATTAATCTTAACTCACATACTCACTCAGGAATACAACCTGGAAATAGCAAGACAGGAGGTCCATCATGATAGGAAGCTTAGGGGATATAGTTTTTTATGCGAGTGACTTAAATGTATTTTCTTTAAAGAAAGAATTATCAAGAAGTAGAAAAGCTAAAATAACTCAACATGAGCCTATTTATGGAATTGGTAAAGTAAGACAACAAGGTAGAGAACTTATGGAAGTTAGCTTATCAATAGAATTGATAGCAGGACTTACTAAAGCTCCTAGTCTACATTTACAGATGCTAAAAGATTTTATGGAGTTAGGAAAATTCGCTCCTTTAATTCTTGGATATCATGTGATAGGAGAGTTTCCATTTTTGATAACAGGAATTGAAGAAACATTGTCGCATTTTAATGCAGTTACGGGAGAGTTCGATTATATCAATTTGGATATAGCACTACTGGAGTATGTAGATGACCCTTTACAGTATCAAAAAAAGATAGAGCACAGACAAACTGCTAAGACAATTCTCGGAGTTGAGTATGAAGACACTGTAAAAAATCTACAAAAGAAGGTGTTTAAGTTATGATATATTTGATAAATTCTAAAGATGATATAAATTACAACCCACAAAATGAAATAGAAGATGTGGTAAGAAATGTACACATGATTCTAAGAGTTACAAAAGAAGAACAGCCGTTAATGAGAGATTTTTCTTTAGATAGTGATATGGTTGATAAGAACATTCCTGTTATTAAGAATAAGCTAATTGGCTTGTTAATGACTAATTTAAAGAAGTATGAAGCAAGAGCACTACTTAAAAACTTAGATCTAAAATTAGAAAATAATGACTTAGAAATAATGCTAGAAATAGAGGTGATTGTATGATAGATGATACTTATGAAATATTAGATGCAAATGCTGAAGAACTGAGGCAACAAATGCAAGAAAAGTTTGAAGAACTTAGCGGAAGGCAAATCTCTAAGTACTCTCCAGAAGGACTCATCTTTGCCAGTGTTGCATATCTAATAGCAATGAGAGAAGAAAACTACAATGATAATTTAAAGCAGAATTACTTAAAATATGCTAGAGATTATAGACTAGATTTGTTAGGAGATAGATATGGAGATAGAGGACTAAGACTAGAAGAGCAATATGCTAAAGCTACCTTTAGATTTTCTATCATATCTGCTAAGCAAAAGAAAATAGTAATCCCAAAAGGAAGCTTGATTAGATATAATGACCTTTATTTTGAAACAAATGAAGAGTATTCTATTGCAGAAAATACTTTGTTTGTAGATGGTATTGCGACTTGTAAAACACCAGGAACAATAGGAAATAATATTCCTGTCGGACACATCAATACAATGGTTGACTTATATCCTTACTTTTCTAAAGTAGAAAATATCACTGTTTCTAATGGTGGTACGGACTTGGAAGAAGATGAAGTATATAGAGAAAGATTGAGATTAGTACCTGACTCTTTTTCTGTTGCAGGTTCAGAAAGGGCTTATGTATTTTGGACATTATCTACATCTCCAGAGATAGTAGATGTAACAGTTAAAAGTCCGAAGCCTTGTGAAGTTGATATTTATGTACTTACAAAAGATGGAGTTCCTTCAGAAGAGTTGAGAAACCAAGTATTAAAGGTCGTAAACTCTGATGAAATAAGACCTTTGACAGATAAGGTTACTATAAAAAGCCCAAATGTAGTAGATTACAAAGTTGAGTTTGATTATTACATAAATAAAGCTGATGAAATTAATATTAACTCTATAAAAGCTAAGGTACAAACAGCCGTAAATGAGTATATAGAATGGCAAAAGAGTAAGTTAGGTAGAGATATTATTCCAGATGAGCTAATCAAAAGATTAAAGCTCGCAGGAGTAAAGAGAACTGTCATCACTTCTCCAACTTACAAAAAGCTAGAGCCACATCAGTTTGCTAAATGTAATGCTAGTGTAGTAGTCAATTATCTAGGAGTTGAAGACATATGATATTAATAGATGACTTGAAATTAACTGATATTGCTGCAATATCTACATTAGATGATGCGACAACAAGATGGATTTATGAATCTATAGACTTCGTCTTGAGAGGTAGAAACTCTATTATAAATAGTGAATTAAAGAAGCTAGAGATTATAGATTTGATGAATGAGCAAGAGATTAATATGCTCTTATGGGAATACTCTATCTACACTAAAAATGCAACTATTGAAGAAAAGAAAAAGATAGTTAAAAGGGCTATATTTTCTAAAATTAATATGGGGACAACTAAAGTATTAAAAGATGTGTGTGGGCTACTGTATAAAGGTTTTGATGTGAAAGAATGGACTGACTATAACGGTAAACCAGGTACTTTTAGAATCTATACAGATAAGAAAATAACAGACCCAAATGAGTATAGAGAATTGATGGAAAACATAGAGGCTAACAAGAATGTTAGAAGTCATTTAGATTATATAGAATTAAAACAAGTAAACACATCTAAATACTACATATCTGGCTTTAAGGAAATAACTTTGCTGGCAACTAAGGAAAATAAAAAGAAAGACTTTACTGTAAATAGCAACGTTTACATAAAAGCATATAAGCAAATAACAGGAGGTATTAGCAAATGAAATTTAATGGGATAACTAAAAAAGGTAGAGAATACTTGGCTAAAATACAAGCAGAAAACAAGCCTATTAACTTTTCTAAGATTAAAATAGGTGATGGTAGACTAGATAACTATGACAACCCAGCAGAATTAGAGCATTTAATTAATCAGAAAGTTGATAAAGGTATATTAACTTTAAATCAGGAAAATGACACAGTTATTTTAACTACTAACATAGATAATGTGAGCCTTAGAACTGGGTATTATCCAAGAGAAATAGGTGTGTTTGTTAACGATAATGGGCAAGAAATAATGTACTATTATATGAATGATGGAGATGAAACTTCTTGGATACCGCCAGAGTCAGATGGACCATTTAAGATAGAACTAAAACTTAATCTTATAGCATCTAATGCTCAATCTATTGTGGTGGAAGGGTCAGGAAAAGAACTGTACATCACAAAAGAATTCTTAGAAACTAACTATACTCAAAAAGGCGGGTATATTGGAACAGCTCAAGAAATAGATGATAGAGTAGTTTCTGCACTTGGGAAAGAAGATGGGAAATTCCCATTAACAGAAGCAGTAAAAGGGAATGTTTATTATTTTCCAGGTAACAAAAAATTCTACGTCTGTAAAGAAGCTCAAAGCAGAAGAGTAAGTGTTCCAGACGGCAATTTTGAAGAATTGTCTATATGGGAAAATCGTAAGAGATTGGAAAATCTGTATAAAATTGAATATAAAACTGATTATGATGTTTTAACAA